CTATCCCTGATCTTTGCCCGTTCGGGGCTCTTTGGTTTTTTTATGTTTGTTCATCTGCTTGGCTTCCCAGAACAGACCTGTCAGCACATCCTTGATCCGTTGACGGTCTTTTTCATCCAGCGGAATGCCATCGAACATTAATTCGTCGTCTTCCTCCAGCATTTTTTTAAAATCCCGGCGGTCTTTAGGGGTTGCCCATTCTGGCACAGTAGAACGATAAAGTTCATGTGGACTTTGCTCCATTGAATCATCGTCTCCCCAATATCCGGCGGCCTTCATCATTTCGGTATAGGATACGCTAAGCGCGTCCGCTATTTTGCGGAGAGTAGAGGGTTTGGGAATTCCGCGCAGTCCATTTTCAATGCGGGAAATTTGTGAGTTGCTAATACCTGCAGCATCTGCCAATTGGTTGATGCTCCATTGTTTGTGCTCACGCTGCTGTTTTAAGTAAGTTCCGAATGCTGGCTGTTCCACAATGGGGGCTCCTTTCTGCAAGAGAATCATAGATATTAGTTTTATTATACCATTAGGTAAATAGTAAAAGCACGTAATATGCCAAAAGGCATAGGAAAATGAAGCGAATATCCTGTTTTTGGAGGTATACTGCTTTTTTTGACGATGGATACCTATCCTAAATAATGTTATGTTATACTCAAGATACGAACAAAAAGGGGAACAAATTGTAAACACAAGCGTTTTTCTATTTCAGGATTTTGCAAAATTCGATTCCAGTCGCTTCGAAGTGCAAAATCCTCATTTAAAATACATCATTGTCAAAAGGCATAAGATAAGGAGTGTTGCTTTACATGAGAAATAACTTACCCGAATTGGACCGTCGCAAAACGCAGAATGCATTGGAGGGTGTGTTTGAGAAATACCGGATTTATAAAACGATTACTTTTATGGATCGGGAGAGCTTTATTACTGCTGGCTATACGGATCGCCCGAACGGCCCAACGAATGTAACAAGCGATCCAACGGCCCGGACAGCCGTATATAACGTAGATGCTCCTGCCGCCCGCTTGGCCTACTGCGAAATGGTGGATGCCGTAGTGAGTCGCTTGAATGAACGCGAACAGCTGCTCATCCGTGAACGTTATTTAAAGGATGACGATGTGTTTGATTACAAGGTTTACAATTACGTGTTAGATCCGCCAGTCAGCAAGGATACGTATACGAAGCTTCGCACGCGTGCTTTTTACAAAATGGCGCTTGCGCTGGCGGACCAAGGCGTTTTAAATTTGGCAGGCTTGCAGAAGGGCACGGATCGAAAGTTAGGTTAATGTAATAATTATCCACTTGTTCTCGTTTCTATTTTAAAATCGTTTCCTAAAAGGCTTTGATTTCCTGTAATAACAGGGATCAAGGCCTTTTTTCATGACGGGAACACGTGTTCTCTAAAAACCTCCCAACATCATCCCTAGTCTCTGCTTTTATCGTCCATTTCCCCGGCAACGCATTCGTTATTAGGGTGTAAGATTATATCATCGGGAATCAAGACAAGAGGACATACCGAAGACACACACAGTCAAACGTTAGCCGGCCATTAGGGCCGGTTTTTCATGCGGTGATTGTCTCTGTCGGTTCCCGATGAATTCGTTGAATAGAAAGGAGGAGTCGTGTTGCCTAAGCAAGGGATGCTGCAATGCATGAGTACGAGGTTACGCCGGCTGAGAACACGGAAGTGGAAAAAAGCCTGGCTGAACAGCCACAACATGCGAACGCAGGGTACGCAAAGGTGGCATGCCGCAGGATGAGACAAGCCTTTAAGCAAAAGCTCATTGAAATTATTCCAGCGCTGCAAGGGCGTGTATACGATGTTCAGCCACCGTCGCAGACGGCAGAGGAGCCGTATGCTGTTATGGCGCTGGGCGAGGAGATCTGGAAGTCTTCCTGGGCCGGCTATCGGCAGGTTATTCGCATTAAGCTGTACGCAGGACAAGCCGGACTGGCGCAGGCTGATGTATGGGCGAATGCCCTGATTGCCGGGCTGCACCGGGAACCAGTGACAGGTGCAGGTGAGGACACATCGGCTTTTACCGCGCACTATTTGGGCGTGCGGGATGCAGAAAAGCTGGACACTGTTACGGGGAAGGCCTATAGAACGCTGCGTTTTGGCGTGTATGTGCCTGAAACGGAAGGTGGTTCGGCCACTACAGCAAGCGGTGCTGCACAGCCGGAAGAGTGGCTGGCCGCGCTGGTCCGCTGGACGCAGAAGCAACTGGGCGAAACGTGGTCGGTATACGCCGACGCATGGCCCGCACAGCCGGGGCGGCAAGCGGTACTATGGCGGATGAGCGGCTGCGAAACTAGGATGGCGGGAGCCTCCATGTATGAGCTGCGCAAACGGTTCATCGGGCATATTACCGCCCCGGACACCACCGAGGAAAACCGCGCAGCTTCCGTACTGATCGAGGGCTTTGCCGCTCAAATCCAGCTTCCTCTGGATCAGGACAAAGGCCGTTATATGTCTACAGCTGAAGCTTCAGCCGATTTGCAGGCGGATGCCATTTTAGATGGTCAGCTTCGGCTGATGCTGGTACAGCGGCGTATGCGCCCAGCTGAGGAAGCGGCGTTGATTCGCAGAGTGGAAATTCATCCTATTTTGAAATGAGGTGGTCCGAGTGACCTTGGAAAACCATGAGAAGGCCCCGGTACATTCCGGGCAGGAAGCAAGTGGCCCTCGCTATACGCTGGAGGAGCTAAAGGAGCACGCAGAACAATTGTTTTCCGTGAAAGAAGAAGTGCTGGCAGGCGCCTTTTTTGGCACACAGGACAAGCTGTTTACAGTAGCAGAAGCACACACTAAAATCGAACAATTTATGAAAGCGAAGGTGGACTAATTATGGCAGGCGGAACATGGGAAAACACGAATAAACCGGTATTGCCGGGTTTGTATATGAATTTTCAGGCAGCAGCAGCTTCAGCGATTCAAGGTGGGTCGCGTGGTACGGTCGTTGTACCCGTTAAGGCGAATTGGGGCCCTGTACGTGAGTTTGTAGAGATCGGCAGTGAAACGGCAATCAGCCAAATCTTTTCGGGTGACAGTCTGGACGGTGCGACCGCGTATTCGACGCTGTATCTGGCTTTGCTGGGTGGTCCGAAAAAGCTGTTAGCCTACCGTTTGGCAGATGATACAGCTGCTGAAGCATCTTTGACGCTGAAAAGCGGCGGTGCGACCCCGGCGGATGTGCTGCGCCTGAAGGCTCTGTACACAGGTAGCCGCGGTAATGGTTTTGCTGTAACTGTACAGCCTTCTTTGGGTGATGAGCAAGCTCGTGAGGTGCGTCTCTATGAAGGAAGCAAGCTGCTCGGCACGTACAAAGGCAGTGACGGTACGGCTGCCTCCATTGCCAAGGCCATGAATGAGAACAGCGAAAACGTATGGGTGAAGGCCGAGGTTGTCGGCGACGGCGGCATTCCGGTGGATGTCAGCGGCGTACACCTCACTGGCGGCAACAGCGGCAATAGCAAGCTGGTTAATGCCGATTACATCGCGATGCAGGAGGCACTTGAAGGACAGGAATTTAATGTCTTGGCTCTGGATTATGCAGCTGATCTGGCATTGCTGCAAAGCTTTGCTGCCTGGATCAAGCGTGTCCGCGACGAAGGTAAAGGCGTAATCGCTGTATTCGGCGGTTCTGCGGCAGATGATGTGTCCAAAACAGCCGTCAGCTTGGCCTCTGCACGTTCCCTGGCCCTGAACCATGAAGGTATCGTGAACGTCGGTACAGGCGTTCGTCTGGCAGGTACGGACTACAGTTCCGCCCAAACGGCTGCTTATGTAGCCGGGCTGATCGCAGGCCAACGTCTGAATCAATCGGCGACGTATGCCGTTACGCCTTTTGAGGATGTAACCCGCCGCTGGACACGTTCCGAGCAGGAGCAGGCTGTCCGTAACGGTGTCTTCCTGCTGTTCTTCGACGGCCGTCAGGTCAAAGCGCTGCGCGGCATCAACAGCTTGGTGAACCCGTCTGCCGGACAAAACAACGCATGGAAGAAAATCCGTTCCATCCGCGTTATGGACGCTATTAACGCTGACTTGCAGCGTGCAGCCGAAGAGACTTACATCGGCAAAATCAACAACACGGTGGAAGGTCGTCTGGCGCTGATCGGTGCAATCAAAGAATACCTGGCACAGCTGTCGCTGAGCAACGTCATCGAAGCAGATGGCTACGATGTCATTCTCGACCCGGCTTACTACGGCGATGCACCAGTCATCAAACCGGAGCCGGATCAAGTGTTCCTGCAATGGAACGTGAAGCTCACCGACGTGATGGAGCAGCTGTTCGGCACATTTTACGTGCAATAAATAGGTATTTTACGTGCATAAGCATTTCGCAGGCAATCGGCAGAAATGAAGTAGCTTGTTAACAACGAGGATTTTATGAAATCCCGAACTATATTATGGATTATTTTGAGGAGGAAAAAGAAATGTTGGATGCTTCAAGAGTCATTTTAGGTACGTATGGTCAGGCGCATGTGGACGGGGTGTGGCAGACGAATATCAATAAGCTGGAAGCTAGCGTAGAAATGGAAAAACGCGAGCTGAATCTCGTGGGTAACGAGTGGAAGGTGCACAAGCGCGGTATCAAAAAAGGGACGGGAACAATGAGTGGCTACAAGGTCACATCCGATATGATTCGTCGCGGTTTTAACCGTTTTGAGATTATTACAAAATTGGATGATCCAGAAGCCTTCGGACATGAAAGTATTCGTCTCATTCGTTGTACTGCTGACAAAATCCAACTGGCCAACTGGACAGCAGGTGAAGAAGTACAGGAAGAAACGACCTTCACCTTTGAAGGCTATGAGCTTCTTGATCCGATTGTAGCAAACTAAATTGAAAAACGGGGGATGGGATGCTGCCAGGCGTTCCATTCCCCAAATACAAATGAACAATAAGGGAGAATGACTTATGAGCTTGAATGAGAATATGACAGAAGAACAAATTTTGGACAGTCTGTTTGAAGCTGCTGAAAAACTGCCGGAGGAAACGGTTCGTATCAAGCGCCTCGATATGAAAATTGTGCTGCACGGCCTGACCTCCAGTAAGGTGGACAGCATTCGTGAACGCTGCACGATTCGCCGAACCGTGAAGGGTGCTGTAGATGAAAAAGTAGATACTGAAACGTTCAACGCCTTGTTGATTTCGGAAGCTACCGGCAAGCTGGAAGTGAAGGGCTTGTCCCTTAACGGTTGGGGCGATCCTCGGATTACAAGCCGTTTGAAGCTGTCCGGTGGCGAACAGTCCGTCCGCCGTATGCTGCTGGCGGGTGAGCTGGATGCAGTAGGGGATAAGGTGCTGGAACTGTCCGGTTTTGGCGTTGAGATTGCTGACCTAAAAAACTAATCGGCTCCGGGGGAATGACGACGATGCTGTACCACTTGTGGGTTCGGCACCACCTCCGCCCCGGAGACTTTTGGCGGCTTGCCCGCGGCGAGCGTATGCTGCTGCTGGCGTTTGCCGAGCAGGAAATGGATAGCATAGCAGCTTCAAAAGCATAAACAAGGAGGTGAATATGATAGATGGCAGAAGCATTAAATTACCGCATGAACCTTGTGATTGATCCTAAAAACGTCATTAAGGCGAACAGAGAATTGCGCGCAATGGAACGCTATTTTGAGCGGATTCAAGGCCGTGTTTTGAAAATCGGCCGCACTCGCATGGCCCCGGAAATTGTACTGAACGATATGGCTTCCAAAGGCTTGGATAATCTGTTGAACAAGATTAATCGGGTCAAATCCCAGATTATTAACGCCTCGGGTAATGTAAATGTGAAGGTAAATAGCGGCACTGCTAAAGCAGGCCCGGTTAAGTCTGACAATAATCTGGGTACGGTTTTAAAAGCAAATACTACTGCAATAGAGGCCAATACGGCCGCTATTGTAGATTTGAGCACTAAGTTAGGCTCTCTGAAACTCGGTGGTGAGACAAAAGAAGAAGAGCCTAAGGGTTTTTTGGAAAATCTTAAAGATACCCTCGGAGGTGTCAAAAAGTTTGGCGAAGGTATGAAGGGATTTTCTGAATTAAAAACTAAAGGAGCAGCATTTAAAACGGAATGGGGTAAGGTCAAATCAGCAGGAGGAACTACAAGGAGACAAAAAATAGCTAATGGTGCGAAAAAAATATGGGAGAACAGAGCAGAATTAGGCAAGGCTACTGGTGAACTTTTTGAAAGTTTCGGCGGTACTGGAGATATGTTGGAAGGCGGAATGGATTTTTTTAAAGGCGGTAAAGGAGTGATAGGTAACATTATCAGTGGGGGCAGTTCAGTCGTAGATACAGTTTCTAGCGCAGCTTCTAGCATTATAAACCCAAGTAGTGCTGCTGGCGCAGCTGAGGAAGCTGGATCAGGCTTATTTAAGAACTTTTTAAAAGGTGGAGCGAAAAAACTGTTGGGACCTTTAAGCTATGGAATGGATATTGTGAACATCGCAAAGGCTACCTCTGGTAAAGAACGTGCAGAAGCTATCGGCTCCACAGTTGGTGGGACTGCTGGTTCTGCATTAGGCGGAGCTATAGGTTCATTTTTGCTTCCGGGTATTGGTACTGTAGTTGGTTCTACACTTGGGGGTATGGCGGGAGACTTTGTCGGTGGGAAAATTGGTGGATTAGTCTCAGATTATGGTCCAGCCATGATGGACAAAGCGAAGTCCGCTGGTAAATTTCTTGGAGAAAAAGCTTCCCAGGTCACAGGTTGGCTTTCGGATAAGGCTGGAGATTTCGGTAAAGGCTTTTCTGATTTCTTCTCTTTTGGTAAAAAAGATGAACCTAAGAAAGCCCCAGCTAAGCCGCCTGAAGTACCTAAACCAGCAACCTCTAAACCAGCAATCCCACCTCATTCGAATTTAGGTAAGTCATTTGAGCCCTTAACGCCTATGGCTATAAATTATAGTGCTAGTGCAGTTGCAAACGTACCTCAGCAACCAGGTGGAAAAGGCGTCCCTAATCCTTATGGACCGATGGCTATAGCTAACCAGGGAGTCAATCCAAACCCACTACTGAATACTGCAGCTCATGCGAACAATGGAGCCAAAGCTAAAGGCAAAGGTAATGGTAATCCGACACCTCAAGTAGTACAGATCAGTCCTGAACAAATGGGAACACTGTCTGGCTTTTTGAAGGATTTTAAAACGGAAACCACCAACCAATTCAATCTTCCTGCGGGGGCTGTACAAGTCACTGTACATGAGAACAAGCTGGATGTGGATGGGCTTATTACGCAAATTGGCTACCGTCTCAAAGCTGAAATTTTGCGTGCAACGCAGAATACCAAGCCAGCAGGCGCTGGAGCTATGTAATGGAGTAGATGGTAGCAATGGGGAAGGAGGAAAGATATGGAATTTAGTTTGACGGATGGTAAGGGGAAAAAGTTTCAGTTTCCAGTAAACCCTGAGGAAGTGACGATCTCACGGCAAAAGGGATTTGATACAACGACAATTTTATCCTATGGGGAGTTTGACTTCCCACAAGGGGAGAAGGTGAAGGAAATCTCCTTCTCTTCTTTTTTTCCGAAAGAATACAATCCAGCGTATTGCACATACAAAGATATCCCTGACCCTCAGGAGGCCATGAACACGTTGAATGGCTTTTTGTTATCCAAGAACCCACTACGTTTTATTATTACGGAGACAGCCGTGAATGTGCCAGTAATTGTGGCATCTCATAATTCGATCTTTCGCGGCGGCGAGTATGGGGATGTGAATTTTGATCTGTCACTACGGACCTGGAGTGATATGAAAGTTGCCAAAAAAGCTGGCGTCACGGGAAGTAAGGCGGCTGCAGTCAACAAAAAGCCTCGCACAGATATGAAAGAAAAGAAAAAAACATATACGGTTAAGTCCGGGGATTCCTTGTCCAAAATTGCCAAGCTGGAGTTGGGGGACAGTTCGCAATGGAGTCGCATTTATCAGCTTAATAAAAAGGTCATTGGACAAAATCCGAATGCGATTAAACCGGGGCAAAAGCTGGTGCTGTCATGAGCTATAAAGTCATTTTACAGGATAAATATGATTTGTCTCCGCTTGTGGAGAACATTAATTTGAGGGATTCGCTGGAGCAAATCGCCTATCAGGGCACGGTCAATCTGGTCGTTACGCCGGATATGCCCGCCATTTCCCCTGGGATGTCTATTCGGGTTAGCGGAATTCCTTATGGTAAAAAAGATTATGTTCCCTTGTTGTCCCCTGCAGTGATCTGGGAAGTAGAAACCTCTAACAACGGGCTCAAACGTATGACGCTGACGTTGTATGACCGTACAGTGTATTTGGACAAGTCCGAGGATGAATATTTACTTCCTGCCAAGCAGACGGCTACTCAGCGTTTTCAGAAGTATGCTAGGGACTGGAAGCTGAAAATTGCTTCATTGCCAGATACGAAAAAAACGCTGGGACGCGCCGTATACCGCACACAGTCTATCTATTCTATGATGCTGGGAGATCTGCGCGAAACGGCAAAGGCGGGGGGGAAACTGTATCATCCACGGATGATTTCTTCCGGGTTGGAGCTGTACGAGCTGGGAACGAACAAAGATGTGTATGTTTTGGAGAGAGTGACTGATACGACACAGTCCCGTACGCTGGAAGGTGCGGCCACAAGAGTGAAGGTACTGGCTACGGCTGCCAGTGAATCAGGCAATGAGGTACCGTCGAAGGTGATGGCGCTTGAGGAGAAGGACATTGCCAAATATGGGACACTTCAGGTGATCGTACAGGATGACGAGGTCAAGTCTGGTGCAGCAGCACGTGAGTTGGCCAAAAGTAAGTTGAGAGGCATACAGCAAACGATATCAGTAAATGCACCGGATATGAACACGATCCGAGCAGGAGACGCGGTAATGTTAGGCTCCATAAAGTTGTTGGTCATTTCAGTGAGCAGGGAATTAGGCAACCCTGGCAGTATGTCGCTGGAGCTCGGAACGTATGACGATGTAAAAAGGAGGTTTTACCTTGAATAAGGACCCCTATGGGCATTTGGCTACTGCGCTGCAATCTTCATTTCATAAGCACACTAAGCAAGCGCTGAGTGGAGTGGGCGCCGTACTAGGCACGATCACCTCCACGGGACTCAAGCTGGACGATTTTAAACATGAGCTTCAGGATTATCTGGTCGCCGAGCTGCCGGGGCTGCTGTCTGTACCACGTCATATGTATAAAGGCACCTCAACCGCAGTGGAATCGGAAAATTGGGAAGGCAAGGAGCTGAAAACTTCCTTTTATATTGGGGAGGACGAGCTGGAGGATGTGAATCTTAGCTTGAACGAAGGACTCAAGCCCGGAGATCGTGTACTTGCGGTGCGGGTGAATAGCGGCAATGATGTGGTGGTCGTGTGCAAGGTGGTGAGTGGACGTGGCTAATTTATTTCCCGAAACAGATGATATGATCTGGACAGATACTGATATGACCGACCCGGATGTACTGGAGGATAACCGTGCAGTATTTGGGCGAAGCTGGCGGTTTGATTTTGAAGCCGGTGAGTTTGTTATGAGCCCTAGCCGTAAAATCGTGACTACAGGCGAGAAAGAAGCCTGGGTACAGTGGTGTGAAAAAGCGATTCGCACTCCTCGCTACCGGCATGTGATCTATTCACCTGACTATGGTAGCGAGCTGGAGGAGCTGATTGGCAGCAGCTATGGGCACGGTGTGCAGGAAAGTGAAATTAAACGCATGGTCACGGAGGCGTTACTGGCAGATGCACGTACGGCTAGTGTGGATCAGTTTACATTTAGCTGGGAAGGTGAGGCATGCCATTTTAGCTGCCAGATTACGAACGTGCGGGATGAAACGGAAATTGTGGAAAGTGTGGTGATCTAATGGCAGACTTGCCGGAATATTTGGTAGACCAGACGGAAGAGGAAATTTTAAATCGGATGCTGGAAAAAGTGCCTTCGGACATGGATAAGTCCGAGGGCTCTTTTATTTGGGATGCGCAGGCGCCAGTAGCATTTATGCTATCCGAAGCGGCAATCTGGGCGCAGGAGCTGCTACGTCGGGGCTTTGCCAGCACCGCAGCCAGCGATAATCCAGATTTTCGCTCACCTGAGCTGGATTTGCGGACAGCAGAGCATGGGGTGACACGGCGAGAAGCGGTTGCGGCCTCAGGTATGGTTACGTTCACGGGCACGGCGGGAACGACCGTCCCAGCTGGAACGTTGGTGGCGACTCCGGCAGATGATGTATCCGGGGAAGCTTCTATTGAGTATGCGACCACGGCTTCGGTCACGCTGGATGAACAAGGTGCCGGGGAAGCGGCTATTCGGGCGGTCAACCCCGGGCGCAGCGGTAACGTGCCTGCGGGTGTCATCCAGGTGATGGCAACCCCGGTTAGCGGGGTTGCCTCTGTGATCAATACGGAGGAAACAAAAAGCGGTACAGACGTTGAGAGCGACCAGCTGTTGCTGGAGCGTTTTTATGCCAAGGTACGGAACCAAGGCACAAGCGGCAACAAGGCGCAGTATACCCAGTGGGCGAATGAGATCGCTGGAGTTGGAGGCGTAGAAGTTGTTCCGCTCTGGAAAGGGCCGGGAACAGTGGGGTTATATGTGCTGGACACGGATAAACGCGCGGCCAGCCCGGATATCGTCGCTGCGGTGCAAAAATATATTGATCCGACCCAGGATGGGCAAGGAGAAGGGCTAGCACCAGCGGGCCCTGTGGTGACGATCATGCCAGCGGCAGAAGTGGAGATTAACATCTCAGTCAAGGTACAGCGTACCAAAGAGAAGCCGTCCACACTGGATGAAATCAAAAAGCTGATCGAAAGCGGTGTGCGGACGTATTTGAAGCAGCTTGCTTTTTACAAGGAAGACCCGTTGGTTCGGTATACCCGGATTTCTGCTGTTTTGCTGGACATTCCGATCATTATTGATTTCTCTGAGCTAAAAATCAATGGACAGAGCAATCAGAATATTGAGATTGGATCAGGTCAGGTGGCAGTGCTGGGGACGGTGAGCGTCAGTGAGTAACAATGGAACGAACAGCTTTGAAGATTTATTGAATAACCCAGACCAGGGAAAACGTGCAAACCGTAGTGACACTTTTGTTAATCGGGTAACTATAGCGGGAGATACAGTGGGCCAAATGAGCAGCGAGCGGGGACGCGAGCTGCTTTCCTATTTGCCTGCCTATTATGAAACCTCACGTGTGATGCGTTCCGATATGGATGCTAAAGGAAGCGAATTGGACGCCTTGTATCTGGCAATGGATGCGACGGTGGGACAGTTTTTTGTACGTACCGCCACATGGGGACTAGAACGCTGGGAAATGGAGCTGGGGATCGAAACCGACCTGGCGAAGCCATTGGACCAACGGCGTGCGGTGGTGGAATCGAAGCTGCGAGGGGCAGGAACTTTTTCCGGCCGGCTTGTAAAAAATGTAGCAGAGGCGTATGACGGTGGTACAGTTGATGTTACCTTTCACCCCGCCGAATGGGGATTCACCGTCAAATTTATCGATACGATCGGGATTCCGCCTAACGTGGAGGATCTTAAAGCAGCCATTGAGGAGATCAAGCCCGCTCACATGGCAGTAGAGTACAAATTACGCTACCTGACCATTGCTGAAGTTGAGTCTATGACTCTCTATGAAAATGAACATACAACACAGGATAGATATTTAGGAGGTGGCGCGTAATATGGCAAGCGAAAAAACACCGAATCTTGGTTTAAATCAAATTGACCGCACATCGCCCAAAACAACGTATTTTGATCTGGAGAAGTATTTGGACCAAAACTGGCGCGCTGTTGATGAATTTGCTGGTGACGTGAATGATGGTGTAAATGAGATCAAGAAGCGTCTGGATACAACAGAGCGTAAGGCGGTGACTTTGGAACCCGGAGTACAGATTGTTCATGCGGAAAAGGCATCGCCGTTTTCGCTGACGGGGCTGAGCGGGCGTATGTTGGTGAATCTGTTGGGGCGCATGGGAGGCTGCGAGACCGTGTCCGAATGGTCCTCGAACGTAGCTATTGCAATTGATAATAATAACAAGACCAATGGTAGTAGCTCGTTTAAAATTACGCTGGGCAGTGCGTCTGCAACTGCGTCTGCAAGTTTTTTGACCACACCTGGACGAAAATATATCGCAATAGCAGACGTGAAAAGTGGTAATACCAGCAAGGTGGCTATATCAATAAATGGTATTGCCAGTGCTGTGGGTAACGAGGTAACTTCTGGCTCTGTTTTTGCGCCGTTGGTTGTACGATTCACGGCGAAGGAATATTTCCACATTGTTACTATCGCAGGCACGGGTGTGACGGGTAATACGTTTAATATGGATAGTGTGCGCGTATACGAGATCAGTGATGCAGATTATGCAGCAGCCGCAAGCCTTACGCCAGCACAGGCCGCAGCTAAGTATCCTTATGTTGATAGTGTAATGCCTGTACGTAATTCGTACGCTATTCGGTACGGCGAAAATCTTCTGCCAAGCTTTTACGAATGGAGCATTGGCAATTCGGGGATAGTCACTTTACAAGGTCCTAACAAAGCGAGTGTTTCAACAAGTGGCTATTCAGGGTCTTTCCCTGTATCTCCTTTGAAGGTGGTAGTTCCTGTTTTGCCAAACACCACCTACACCATTTCTAGCACAGGAGACGGATTGCAGTATATTGAGCGTCGGGACGAAAACGACTTCGACCCAACAGGAGAGGTTATGCCGGGCGTAGTTGCGGTAGGAACTAAAACATTTACAACGTCAATCCAAACTAAATTCCTTTCGGTTAGATTGCGTTATGCTTCTACGGGATCATTCACCCATGAAAATCCTATGCTTAACATAGGCAGCGCAGCTAAACCATTCAAACCACGCGTCGATTCCATGTTGGCGCTGCAAACGGATCTGTACGCCGATCCGGTAACAGGAGCTAATGCGGACGCGGTGTTCGAGCGTGAAGGACAATACTTCAAGTATAAGAATTGGCAGGGCTTGATGTTGGACGGTAATCTTCCTTGGGAATACTTTGACAAAGGGACGGGGTACAAAGTCGTAAGGCTTCCTATCGCAAATGGCCTATCAGATAGAGAACGCGTGTCTAAATATGATGGCAAGCTGATTCCGCATACTTTCCCTGTTTCTGCCGCTGACCAATCTCACCTGAGTGAATCCGCTGGCGTTTTAGGGCTGTCTATCTCAGTCGCGGACAGTGGATGGGCAGATGGATACCAGCCAACACAAGACGATATCAAAGCGTACTTTTTTGGCTACAAGGCATATGACGCTAACACCATCACTCCTGCAAATGCTCAAGCGGCTACAATGGCGACGTGGAGCGGCACAGGAACCAAGTATTGGGTGCAGCGCGTTGGTGCGGCTAATTTTACACAATCCGCACCGCAAACGTCATACACAGGATACACGCCGTACCAACTCGTATACCAACTCGCAACGCCAGTCGTTGAGCCGATTGTTTCCGAAGGACAGCTATCCTTTGTTGAAGGCGATAACCAGGTCGAAGTAGGTTCAGGGATTATATTGCGTGAACGGAGCAATCCCTATCAGGAAGCTAATAAATTTTGGAACATAAATAATGGTACGGCTGGTTGGGAATCGTCAGTTCTCAGTCACAAAGCTTCCAAAATACTAGCGATATACAGAAACAACAAAAATGACAGTAATTCGTGGAATATTACGAATGGTCAGGTCACGAACAGGGGGGCTTTAGCTCAACAGGCTGATTCCAAACACGACATAACAGCAGTCTATACCACCACCTATCTGATGATGGACAAACCTCCTGTCACTCCATTCACAGGATTATACGCAGCCAACGAGAAGACGCTGCTGCTTGACTTGGTGGAGAGCGTGCAGCAGGCTAATGCCCGTGTGTCCGTGGTGGAAAACAAGAAGGCAGAGAAGGATAGTCCTTCATGGATAACGCCAACGCTGCTTAATGGGTGGACTAACCACGATGTAACCCTAAGTCAAATATCATACCTAAAAGATTCGATGGGGTATGTCCACGTAAAAGGTGTAGCCAAGCCTGGAGTGATCAACACGAATGTATTCCAGTTGCCCATAGGGTATAGACCTTCCCGTTCAATCGTGGCAGTAGCGGCAGCTAATACTGATAGTGGGCATGATGTTTTAGGGCGTGTCAACATTGGTTCTAATGGCAATGTTGCGATACTCGCTATAGACGGCATTACGATAACAAATACAGGTTGGGTCAGCCTTGATAGCCTACCGCCATTTTTGGCAGAAAAGTAGAGGGGGGTACACCATGAAAGCAGTACCTAAAGTAAATATTGAAGGCCTCTATCTGGAGGACGAGTTAGTGGACGATGCCTTTTCGGGTGTCGTCCCTTTTTATACTGCATCTTCACTCACGCTATCTAATACAGACCAGCAGCAAGACACTTATGAGCTTACTGCCGATAGTTCGAGTGCTAGAGATGAAGCAAATTCCGAAACTATCCCTGCTGGCTACACGGTAGCAATTCCAGTGCCACCGGGTCTATATCATCCTCGTTTTGACATCCAAGGTTGGCTGATTTATCAAGCAGAATATGCAGAGAAGCTAGTTGAAGCACAAAACGCATACGAGCAGTTGAGCAAGGAATCTCATGCTTCATTTCAGAAGCTGCATGAAGAATGGCAGAGCAAGCCGGAACACGAACGTGGGGACGAACCTATATATTCTGCTCCGGCTTTTACGGCTCCAGAACGAAGAGACCCGACGACATTTTGGAGTGAAGGATTAAGTGCTGAAGCAATTGAGGAACTGACACAAAAAGCGGAACAACAGCCAAGCGAGACAGACCAGTTAAAGCAGCGTATTGCAGATCTCGAAGTAACACTGACCCAGCTCATGCTTGGTAGCACAGGAAAATAACGTGTACTGACCATTATATATTTTTATATAAAAGAGGTGAAGTCATAACTATGACGGCTTTAACAGAGGCTCAATTGCGTATTTGTGCTCATGCTTGCATCACCCGCTATGAGCGTGGAGAAGGTGATATCGCAACCATTCTGGGAAGCTACGCTCTAAATGAAAAGCAACGTGAACAAGTAATGAAGATTATTTTATCCAAGCGTTCTGATCTGGTAACGGGCAACGTAGATGATTCGTCATCAACCGATGCTTTGAATGAACAGGAAGAAACGGTTAAATGGTATAACTCTATTTTCCGTAAGAAAACAGTATAG